CACCAAGAAGAAAACGGAGAAATTTATGAAACAAGTAATTGTTGAACGAGCGGTTCCAACAAATAAAAAACTTTACAACAGTATTAAGTCTAGAATTAAGAAAAAATATAAAGTATGGCCAAGTGCTTATGCATCTGGTGCATTAGTAAAGGCATATAAAGCTGCTGGTGGCGGTTATAGAAATGTAAAAGAAATTATCACAAACCCAACATATCAACTCGAAGGGTATAGAACAAATGATTGTGGAAAAATAACAGAATTGCATTTTGGTTTACGTGAACGTGGATTGGCTGAAATCAATGAAGCGGAATACCGTGGAAGAAAAGTTTCTCTCGGTAAACCATTCAGAACACCAGGTGGTCCAAAAAAGTTTTCTGTTTATGTGAAAAAACCAAACGGAAATGTTGTTAAAGTAAATTTTGGGCACAAGGGTGAAGGTGGAAAAAAAACTATGAAGATAAAAAAGAGTAATGCTGCTCGTAGAAAATCATTCCGCGCTCGTCATAATTGTCAATCACCTGGACCAAGACATAAGGCAAGGTATTGGTCATGCCGTTTTGGATGGCCGTCAAGTGGCAAAGGTGCAATAGATAAAACATAATATATGAATAAAGATATATTCAAAGCAATAATGAAACCTTGTTTGGTCACTAACCAAACTAGAGACGGTAATCAATTTGCAGAAATAATGTCCAAGGCATATCAAGCTGCTACTATTGGGTTTTCAGGAACAACTTACGGTTCTAAACTGATTGCTGCTGATGCTGGGTTTTTAGAAGCTGCAATAGCAAATGCCATAAATGCAAACCTTTCAGATAGAACTGGAAATGTAATGAAGTCATCATATAAATTGATGGCAGTTGGTTTTGTTGCTTATTGGGCATCTGCTAAATTTCTTCCGTTACCTACTATACCTCCGATTGCTACACCAGTAAATGGAACTGTTGTTACATTTCCTGGATCACCGTCACCGCTTGGTGATGAATTGTGGTTATGTTTTTCTTTGGGATATACGGATCAGTTTTTAGATATGTTATCAGCTGTTTTGATAAAATTTCAGACTACCATACTTGGAGTGTGTAATGGAACGCCAGCGGGTTCTACCACAGTAGCAGACATTCCATGGGTAGGCATTATTCCAGTATAACATATATTTATTCATATGGATATAAACACAGAAAATATAGTTAGACAAATAATCCGAGAATACATCCGTTCAGTATTGATTGAAGGGAAAAAATCCAGTGGTGGATTATCCGGATGGTTTAGAGAGAGATGGGTTGATATTTCTCGCAAGAAGAAGAGTGGCGGTCATCCTCCATGTGGCGCTTCTGCTGGTAGTAAAGCCAGAAAGGGTGGAAAACGAGCATATCCCAAATGTGTTCCTGCATCAAAAGCCGCTTCGATGTCATCAAAACAAAAAAGAAGTGCAGTAACACGAAAAAGAAAAAAAGGTGCAACCGGTCGTGGTAAGGCAAAAATGGTTTCAACATTTACAAAGGATTGATAATGGAAGACGTTTTGGAAAAAAAGATTGGCGATTACATAAAAATTGTTGCTATATCGGTTCTTTCAATTTTGTTAATATACAATGTGTATCAAAACTCACAATCAAAAGAACAGATAAAGGTTTCAACGAAAACAAAAGATAGTTTGGAGGCATTGATAAACAAATATCAATATGATTACATAGAATTGAAACGGCGTGCCGATAAAATGGATTCACTATTGAATGTAAAAAAAGATAAATTGGAAGAAGTAAAAGGTTCTTTCAACAAAAAAAGAAAACCTACCATAAAAAATTCAAATGAAGCAATCAAGTATATCAATAAATTTTTAAGTGAGTAAATTATGAAATATGTTTTGGCTTTAATCTTTTCAACATCTGCTTTGTTTGCTACTGAAAAAGATTCGGTTTATTGTTTTAATAAAAAAGAAATAACACTACTTGCAAATAAAATACAATTACTTCGTGATTCAATAGATTATCTTCAAACGGTAGTTGATGTTCAAGATACTGTTATAGATTTATACCAATCTAGATCAGATATGTTTTTGAAACAATTAAATAATCGTGATCAAGTTATTGATGCTTGTCAAAAAAGAAGCAAAGAACTTGAAAAAATAAATGAAGAACTTCAACCTCGTTGGTATGATAATAAATTTCTCTGGTTCATAACTGGAGCAGCTTCTGTTGTTGGAATAATTTTAGCAGTACAATGAGTCAAACACCTAAAAATCTAAAAGACATCATAAAAGAGGAATACGCAAAATGTGCGTCTAATCCTGTATACTTTATGAAAAGATATGCAAAGATTCAACACCCAACTCGTGGCAAAATCCTTTTTGAATTATACCCATTCCAAGAAGATGTTGTAAAAGAATTTAACAATAACCGATGGAACATTGTTCTAAAATCTCGTCAGTTAGGTATATCCACACTTATTGCAGGGTATTCACTTTGGTTGATGTTGTTTAATCAAGATAAAAACATTCTTGTTATTGCAACCAAACAAGAAACTGCAAAAAACTTGGTTACAAAAGTTCGTGTTATGTATGATAATCTTCCGAGTTGGTTGAAGACCGGTGTTCAAGAAGATAATAAACTTTCACTTCGTTTCAAAAACGGATCACAAATTAAAGCCGTTTCTGCTGCCGCTGACTCTGCCCGTTCTGAAGCACTTTCACTTCTGATTATAGATGAGGCCGCCTTTATTGATGATATTGATAAGATATGGGCATCTGCACAACAAACACTTGCTACCGGTGGAACTGCAATTATCAATTCCACACCAAACGGTGTTGGTAACTTTTACCATAAGCAATGGGTAAAAGCAACACTAAAAGAAAGTTCATTTAATCCAATAGAATTATTATGGCAAGTTCATCCAGACCGTGACCAATCTTGGAGAGACGAACAAGATGCTCTTCTCGGACCAGATTTGGCAAAACAAGAATGTGATGGAAACTTTCTTGCATCCGGTCGTTCCGTTATTGATGGGGAATTAGTTCAATGGTATAGAGAAACTTATGTTTGTGAACCAAAAGAAAAACGTGGTGCAGAAGATGCCTATTGGATATGGGAATATCCGGATCCTTCAAAAACTTATATTGTTGTAGCCGATGTGGCTCGTGGTGATGGAAACGATAATTCAGCATTTCATGTTCTTGATATAGATAATTTAGAACAAGTTGCAGAATATCGTGGAAAACTTGATACAAAATCATATGGCAATATGTTAGTATCAGTTGCCACAGAATACAATGATGCAATGTTAGTAGTTGAAAATGCCAATGTTGGTTGGGCGGTTATTCAACAAATTATTGATAGAGGTTATCCAAATCTTTATTACACTTACAAAGAAGATGGTTATATTGATCCATCTATACAAATTCCAAAAGGTTATGACTTAAAAGATAAATCACAAATGGTTCCAGGTTTTACTACAAGTGCAAAAACAAGACCACTTCTTATTTCTAAATTGGAAACATATTTCCGTGAAAGAACACCGATAGTAAAATCTGCAAGATTGACCGAAGAACTTCTCGTATTCGTTTGGAATGGTTCAAAAGCGGAAGCACAAAATGGATATAATGATGACTTGGTTATGTCATTTGCTATTGGTCTTTGGGTTAGAGATACCGCAATAAAACTTCGTCAAGAAGGTCTGATGAAGACACGAATGAGTTTGGATTACATGGGAAAATCAACAACACCACTTAAAACATCATATCAATATGGTGATGATAGAGATGGGTGGAGTATGAACGTAAACGGTCAAAACGAAGATTTAACATGGTTGATAAAATAACGTTTCTAATTTTTCCTACATATTTATATTAAGTTTATATTACATAAAATAGGTGACAAATGGCTCAAGGAAAATCATTATTTGACAGATTGAAAACACTTTTTTCTACCAATGTTGTTGTTCGTAATGTTGGTGGCAAAAAACTAAAAGTCGTTGATACTGCTCGTTATCAAGCCGATGGGAACCCACATACATCAAAAGTTATTGATAGATATGGTAGATTGCATGGAACAAAAGGAACACCAATATCAGTATACAATCAATACAATTCATTTTCAGCAACAAAGATAGACTTGTATACTGATTATGAGGCAATGGACACAGATGCTATCATTTCATCTGCACTTGACATATATTCTGATGAAAGCACACTTAAAAATGATCAAGGTGATGTTCTTACTATCAGAACTGATAATGATAACATTCGTAAAATACTTCGTAATCTTTTTTATGATGTTCTAAATATAGAATATAACCTTTGGCCATGGATTCGTAATCTATGTAAATATGGTGACTTTTATCTTTATCTTGATGTAAAGGATGAATTGGGTGTAACAAATGTTGTTCCATTTTCACCATACGAAATGCAAAGAGAAGAAGGAACCGATCCAGAACATATCTATATGACAAAGTTCATTTATGAGGGTCCTCTCGGTAAAGGTGAATTTCAGAATTATGAAATTGCACACTTCCGTCTTCTAGGTGATACTAACTTTTTACCATACGGTAAATCTATGTTAGAAGGTGCTAGAAAACTGTTCAAACAGTTATTGCTTATGGAAGATGCGATGCTGATACATCGTATTATGAGAGCACCTGAAAAAAGGATATTCAAAGTTGATATTGGTAATATACCTCCCGCAGAAGTGGATCAATATATGAATAACCTTATGAACAGAATGAAGAAGACACCTGTTATCAACGAACAAACTGGTGACTATAATCTTCGTTTCAATATGCAAAATCTTTTGGAAGACTTTTATCTTCCAGTTCGTGGTGGTCAATCTGGTACTTCAATAGAAACTCTTGCAGGATTACAATACGATTCAATTCAAGATATTGAGTATTTGCGTTCAAAGATTTTTGCTGCTCTTAAAGTTCCAAAACCATATTTGGGCTACGATGAAAGAGTTGAAGGTAAGGCAACACTTGCTGCTCTTGATATTCGTTTTGCTAGAACAATAGAAAGAATACAAAGAATAGTAATATCAGAATTGACAAAGATTGCTATTGTTCATTTATACGCACAAGGTTATGAAAATGCAGATCTTGTAAATTTTGAACTCGGTTTGACTGGTCCATCTATTATCTACGAACAAGAGAAAGTTGCTCTTATGAAAGAGAAAGTGGATTTAGCCGGAACATTAGTTGAAAAGAAACTATTTTCATTGAAGTATATTTATTCAAACATATTCAATCTATCAGAAGATGAGGCTGAATTTGAAAAGAATGAAGTTCTCGAAGATATTAAACACGCTTTCCGTCAAAAACAAATAGAAAATGAAGGAAATGATCCTGCCGTAACAAAGGAATCATTCGGAACGCCCCACGATATTGCAAGTATGCAAATTCGTGGTGGTGCTAAAATGATAAATGATAACGAAGTTCCAGAAGGTGGATGGCCAGGTGCAGGTAGACCTGCTAAGAATCTGAATTACGGAACAGATAATAGTCCTTTTGGTCGTGATCCTATCGGAATGAAAGATGTTGGAAATACACTTAAAGTTAATCAATCTCCAAAGGTAAATCACAAGGGTGGATCACCACTATCATTGGAGAATAGAGACTTTGGAAAACTAATTGATAGTATGTCTGGATTAAAGATAAAGACTAAATCCATAATTTCTGAAAGTCTTAAACCATCTAAAAACCAAGAAATTGAACCAAATTTATTAGATGAGAATAATTTATTAGATGAATTGTGATTTTCTCTATATTTATTCTATGAAAGTGCACACAAACAGGTATAAGGAAAAATGAAGAAAATAAAACATTCAAAGTTCAAGAATACTGCAATGTTGTTTGAGTTACTGACAAGACAGATAACATCAGACATCATTTCTTCCAATGAGTCTGTTGCTATACAGATTCTCAAAAAGCATTTTAATAAAAATACCGAACTTATCAAGGAGTATAAACTATACAAAACTCTTTGTGATGAGCGTTTGAAGTCTGATACAAAGGCGAATATGCTCATTGAGGCAGTATTGAAGGCAAGACGTGGACTGAATCGAAACAAATTGAATACTGAAAAGTATGAACTCATTAAGAGTTTGAAAGAAAATTTTGATATTGATTCATTTTTCCAAACAAAAGTTCAAAACTATAAGTTGCTTGCATCTGTTTACAAAGTATTTGAATACAATGAATTAGAAAATCCAGTTGAAATAACAAAATCAAGAATAACTATTCTTGAAAATATAACATCAAAAACAAAAAATTCTGTAATAACAGAGAATGTTGCCATTGCAAATGAGCCAAAAGAAGTTCGTCTGATGGCATATAAGTATTTGGTTGAGAAGTTCAATGCAAAATACAGTAATTTATCGGAATCACAAAAAGTGTTGTTAAGAGAATATATCGAAAATGTTAGCAATACTAACAACTTAAAGTCTCTTGTTCAAACAGAGGCGGTAACTATAAAAAGATTATTCACGAAAAATATCCACAGAATACAAGATAAATCTTTGAAAATAAAGTTACAAGAAGTTGTTGGTCTTTTAGATGAATATGACGGTATTAAAAAGGTGGAAGAAAATCACATTTCTGCTCTACTTCGTTATTACAGTTTAATAGATGATTTATCATGGAGTAAATAATGGCAGTTAATGAAATACATCCCTATAATTTTCCTGCATCTCAGGCAAATGATTTTGAAAGAAAAGGACATCCGGGTAAATGGTTAAAATCCATTGCAGTTTCTGGAACAGTTTGGTTTACTGGTTCAAATTATGGTGCAGGTGCAATTTTACCTTATGGTAGTGCAGCTGGCACGGCATATCTGACTGGAGGTGGATCCGTTGTTATTGGTAATTTGCCTAAAACAATGATAAGTGAATTATCTATTGAAAGGATAGAAAGTGGTGCAGATTGTTATGTTCTCATTCGCAATCAAGTGATTAGGTAATATATGTCAGTTGAATCTTTCATAAAAAAATTAAAAGAATCAGAAGAATATCGTGAGTTCGTTGAAGAAATTTCTCTCGATGAAATGAGCACGAGTGCTTCTGTTCCTGGATATCAAACCCCAAATGCATTCGCTCCAAGTGAAGACGATTTTGAAAAACATTCAAAAGAAAGTGCAGAGACTATGGGGTATACTGTTGTTCCAAAGAAAAAGAAAGTTCACTCTGAATCCGTTTACAAGCAGGCAATGGGTTTGATAAATGAAGGAACATACAAAGAATTTCGTAAAGACGAAACTCGTAGTAGTAATAGAAAAATAAATGATTCTATTAAGAATATAAACAGAACAATCTATGAAGTTGAAAGAGTGGTCGAACATGCACTAAAACTTAAAACTGAAATGAATGTTGATCAGAGAACTCTTTGGGGTGAATCTATGAGTAGATTGAGAAAAATATCAGAAAGAATAAACAGAATTACTAAAAAAATACACGAATTAGGTGCTTAAAATGAAAGAACTACTCGTAGATACTATACTATTTAGTGTAAATCCAAAAATGATTACCGAATCCGAAAAAAAGAACGGTGGTAAAGTTATAGTTTCGGGAGTATTGCAAAGAGCCGAGGCAAAAAATCAAAATGGTAGAGTTTATCCAAAGAAGATTTTGACGCGTGAGGTAAAAAAATATGCAGAAACAAATATAAAAGAATGCCGTGCTCTCGGTGAACTTGATCATCCAGATTCATCTGTAATAAATCTTCGTAATGTTTCTCACAATGTTCTTGGTGTTAATTGGAAAGGCAATGATGTAGTTGGAACTGTTGAGATTCTACCAACACCATCTGGAAACATTTTGAAACAACTTCTTGGTGCTGGTATTCGTCTTGGAATTTCATCAAGAGGATTGGGTTCTGTTGAAGAAATAAGCGAAGGTGTTGTTGAAGTTCAAGACGATTTTGAATTGATTGGTTGGGATTTTGTATCAAACCCATCAACTCATGGTGCTTTTATGTATCCAGAGGAAATGTATGAAGGTGTGAATGAGGGACTGATGACCGAAGGAATTAGCACAAAAATAATTTCAAAGATTGATCCCAAGATACAACGTATTCATAATAATATAACAAACATAATCTGTGAAATTGGTAATGTTTGTGAATGTATATTTGAGGGAAAATAAAAATGCCTGCACTATCGCAACAACAACAAAAACTAATGGGATTGGCACTTGCTTACAAACGTGGTAAAGTATCAAAATCTGATGTTAGTAAAACGGTAAAACAATTAGCAAATTCTATGTCTGAAAAAGAATTAGAAAAATATGCTAGCACAAAACATAAAGGTCTTCCTAAAAAAGTTGGTGAATCCAAATCAACAATGACACGAGAAGAAATAAACAAACTCGTATCGGATGCCGTTCAAGAAGTTATGAACGAAAAATTTAATACAAAAGTATTAACATCCGAACAAAAACAACAGTATATTGAAGCAATTTCAAGATACAATGAGTATAGAGAAGTTGTTCACCGTTCAAAATCACTTCCAGAAGTTGTATCTGAAATAAAAAGAATGGTAGAATTTGCTACTAAAAACATGGTAGAAGAATCTGGAGATTGGTTTGAAGGGGTTTCTCATAGAAGAAACTCAAAAAGATTGAAAGAATCTGTGAATGAATTTCAAAAAATATCAGAAAGAATAGTTAAATTACAAAGAACCTTGGAGTCTATCTACGAAAATATAGGTAAACAACTCGGAACGTTTTATGAAATAAAAAAATAAAGGAAAAAGGTTATGTCAGACAGAGTTTATACAAATTCAAACAATGCTCATGTTAAAGTAAAAGCTGGTAGCATGAACATAGATACAATGATTAAGGTTTTTAAGCGTAAAGTAAAAGAAGCTGGTATTCTTGAAGAATATAAAAGTCGTATGGAATATATTAAACCATCAAAAAGAAAATCAGAAAAGAGAAATGCTGCTATCAGAAGACAAAGAAAATTGGATTCTGAAAACATTTAATGGAGATAAAATGACCTTTGCTAGTCTTGAAAAACTAATCCGTAAAGAAGCACGGAGAGTTATTGAAAACCTGGAAAGGTCTTTTTCATTATATGAAGAAGATGAGGAAACTCCTGCCGCAGAAACTCCTGCCGCAGAAACTCCTGCCGCAGAAACTCCTGCCGCAGAAACTCCTGCCGCAGAAGCTCCCGCTGGTGAAGCTTTGCCTGGATTTGGAACACCTGCACCTGCCGCTGGTGCAACTCCAGGATCAACAACTACTGATAAACCTAATGAAGAAAAGACTGGATTAAAAACAGTAGGTTCACTTGGTAAAATTGAAGTTGAAAAGATAGAAAATAAAACAAATAATTTGTATCCAGAAACACGTGAAACTTTATTGCAATATGACTATGAAGACATAATTGATATGTATGATTTGAATGTTGGTAATAAAAAAACAAATTTTACAAAATTATTCAAAAGAGCAGAAATGATTGCAATATCAAAACACTCTTTGGTAAGTAAAAATGAATTGGATAAACAAACGGTATTGGCATTACAACATTATTACGTAAATTCTATCAGAATAAACAATATAATAAGATTTTCCGAACCAAGTGTTACAAAACAAGAAATTGACAAACAAATAAAATTGGGAAAACCAAAAGCCGGGAATAAACGAGAAAAATCATACAATAGTGCAATGAATGCATTTACAATATATGAATTGGATTATGCATTTTCAGAAGAACCACAGAGATTGGAAAGTAGCATACTAACATATCGTTCCGTTAAAAATGAAGAATTATTAAAATTGTTTATCGAATCAGGACAATGGGTTGATGAATCATTTGTAACAACATCATTGAATCCATTTATTTGTGAGGGAACTGGTAAAAAAAGAATGCCACTATTTGAATTTTTCATCCCATTGGGAACATCTATATTGACACTTCCTTGTAATTCAAATGATTACTGTCACGAAACAGAAGTAACATTACCTAGAAAGTGTAGATATACAATTCAGGGTTTCAATGATACAAGAAATATCTATAAGATATTAGTGGAGCAAATATATGGCTGATGAAAAAAAGATAGATGTAAAGGATAGGGATAAACGATATATCTATGCGGAAGATGACGTAAAATACATATTTGGATATGGTCCGTCAGAAAAATCTGCAGAAAAAATTGAAAAAAAATAACTTACCCCATACTTATACTTACATAATACTCTATCCGTTATAGAGTCCGATATTATTTTTATTGCAATTAGTGTTTCAAATAACACTAAAAATAGTTGGAGATTTTTATGAATGATTTATTGAAAGAAGCGATTGCAGATGCGAAAGCCGTTAAGGAAGTAGCATTGGCAAATGCTAAACTTGCGTTGGAAGAAGCATTCACTCCGCGTTTGCAGTCTATGCTTTCCAAAAAGTTGGCAGAGGAGGCAGAAGCCGAGGAGCCAGTTGAGGAAGGTGAGGGTGAAGAAGAATCACCCGTAGAAGAATACGGATTCTATAGCGAAGGTGATGATGAAGAACCTGCTATGGAAGAAGGCGAAGGCGAAGAAGAGGCACCAGTAGAAGAAGCTGAGGAAGAAGAACCAGCAATGGAAGAAGCTGAGGAAGAAGAACCAGCGATGGAAGAAGGCGATGACGAAGAAGTGGCAATGGATGAAGAATTGATGGAAATTATTCGTCAATTAGAAGAAGACATTGATTCATCTGAAATCGGTGGTGGTGACAACAAGAAACCATCGGCAGTTGCATCTGATGACAGCACAGAAGACAAAAAGGAAAAACTCGTTCAACTCGTTGAAGAAGAAGATGAAGATTCCGAAGAAGTCGCTGAAATCAAAGAAATTCTCCGTGCTCTTCGTGAAGAAGAAGGTGAAGGTGAAGAAAAAGTTGAAGAAGGTGAAGACGAAGAAGTAGACATTAAAGAAGTTCTCCGTGCTCTTCGTGAAGAAGAAGAAGGTGAAGAAAAAGTTGAAGAAGCCGAAGAAGAATCGAAAGAAAAAGAAATGGCAGAATCAAAACTTCGTGAAGCATATGCTGTAATTTCTTTCTTGCGTTCTAAAATCAATGAAGTCAATCTATTGAACTCAAAATTGCTCTTCTCTAATAAACTTTTCCGCAAGCACTCACTTAACGAAAAACAAAAAATGACTGTAATTGAGAACTTTGATCGTGCATCAAGTCTCCGTGAAGTCAAATTGGTTTATGCTACACTTAGCGAATCGCTTAGAACAACAAAAGTTAAACCTATAAAGGAATCTTTTGCATCTAAACCAACAGCAAGCACACGCCCATCAAAACCCATTTTGAATGAAGGTGATGATATGGCAAATCGTTTACGTAAATTAGCAGGTTTGAAATAATTTTTTAAGGAAAACAAAATGAGTATACAATCTTTATTGAATGCCTCTGGGAATCCCCACAAGGCAC